GGGGCGACTGGCCGCGGGCGAACGTCCAGCACGACAGCAACCGTTATCATCTGGCCATCGCTGGCCACGCCGACCGGGGCGAATACCGCCGATTACGCTCAACGCGCCCGCTTCACTTGGGTAACGACCGACCGCAGCGCGGCCGGCGGTCCCGGCGTTCGCATTCCGACCGCTGCAGCTGACAGCGGCGCCTTCACTGGTTATTTTATGGAATGGGCCGGCACCGAGTGGGCGCTGCGCCGGCGCATTGCCGGAGCGACCATTACGCTCGCCGCCGGCGGAACCAGCCACGCATCAAACCCACCGGCTGGCGCGTTTGCCGAACGCGAAGCCGAAGTCCGCGCGGTTAACAATGCCGACAACAGCGTCGTCACCGTTACCGGCCGCGTGTTCGATACATCGGGCAATGTGCTGTTGGTGCTGACCGGAACTGACAGCGATGGCAGTCGCATCACCGCGATCAACTGCCCTGGTATTGTGTGGCGCCACCCCGATTGCGAGTTTTCGCGCTGGTCCACACGCATTGTCGGCAACACCGGCGTTGCCGCCGCCAGCAACATTATCCAGACCTTGAAGGTCAACGGAGTTCGCACAGGCTTCAACGAAAAGAGCGTCATCCGTCACGGCGATCGCACGTTTGTTTCTTCGGTCGATGACGCTTCGGTCGGCGGTGGGATGCTGCCGCACCTGGCCGTTGTCGAGCGCGGCATCTTGCTGAGCGTGCCCTTCACCGACGTTATTCAGGCCAACAGGAACGACCACCGCGAGGCGTCGCTGATCGTGCTGCCCAACGGTCGCCTAATCATGTGGGGTTCGCCGCACAACAGCACCGGCCTTTATCGCCGCGCCGCCAACCCCCGCAACTACAGCTTCAACGGCACCGGCATTCAGACCTATAACGACGGAAACACAGAAGCGACGCGGGTAAGTTATTCGCGCATCCTTGTCACAAAGCACGGGCACTTCATCAACCTGCAGCGCTTCCGCTCGGCGACTCAGCCGCCGCAGGTTCTCGGAAACCCTGCGTCGCTGCATGTGTGGCCATGGGCCGATGTCAACGGCGCGGCCAACATGCCGCAAACCTCGGTGCAGTTGTTCGGCGTTCCGGCTGCCCGGCCCTATATCCGCTGGAACGACGAAAAGAGCGGCGCCAACCTCGGCGACATTCACATGCTGGTGTCGGGCGATCTGCCCGGCGAAGGGCCGTCGCCTCTCTATTATTTTCGCGCCGTGCCGCTGGCCAATGGCACGCTCGACTTCTACGACGCGGCCGGCAACTTCATCGCCAACCCGCAAACATCGGGCACACCATTTGACCCGCGCATATCCACATCGCTCGTTCTTGATACGACCAGCGGCCCGAACGGCGGGCAAAACTGGCCGATGGATGTCAAGACGTTCGACGGCACGGTCTATATGACCTCGATGCGCTATCCCGATATTGCCGATGATGGCAGCTCGGCGGTGGCAAGCAATCTGCAACGCCTTGAACATTGGACGCACATCAAGCGCCCCGGCCAGGCCATCGTGTCGCGCCAGTTCACCGCCGATATGCCGCGCCGGTCGATTCTGCTGCGCGCGTCGGCGATCGACGGCAACGACCCCAATTCGATCTGGGCCTGCGAATGGAACCCCGCAGTTGGTGCGGCTGGTCGCTATGTGACGCGGCTTTACAGCTACGATTGGGACACCGGGGTCAAGACGCTCCGCCAGGAGTGGGCCAACCCCGACCAGCATTTCTTCCGCGTGCTTAGCCACGACAATCACGACGGCATTACCGCCGCAACCTTTGTAGGCAGCGATAGCCACGTCAACTTTGAGACCTATGGGCCAGACACGACCATGTATGCGGTGGCCAACGCATGACGGCTAACGCGGCGAGCGGTGCTGCGTGAGAAAGCCCGCCGATCCAAGCGCTCGGTTGAAGCTGCTCCTGGCCGCGCGGGAACGGGTCAAGAAGGGTGACGTGTTGAACCGACCAGAAATGGCCAAGGTTCTTGAAATGACCGATCGCAATTTGTCGATCATCATGGAGAAAGACCCGGACTTTCCGATTGCCGTTCGCGGCCGTCAGGGCGTTGCCTATCAACTCGACGGCCGCGCCGTCATCGATCACATGATTGCCGGGTGCCGCGCCCTGCTTGCCGAACGGAAGAAGCGCGCAACCCGGTTGAACCGCCTCGCCAGCGCGGGTGCCGATGTGGCTGCCGCCGAAGCCGAAGATGAAACGCTATCGCCCCAGGACCTCAAGATCACCGGCGACGCTCAGATGACCGCTCACAAGCTCAAGCTGGCGCAAGGCAAGTATCTGCCGAAGGACGCGGCGCTCGCGTTCATGCTCGACTATCACGGGCGGTTTCAGTCCGAAACGCTTGGGCTGCTGAGCCGCGTCGATCCCGCCGGGCAATGGCCGGCTGAAGTCAGGAAAGGCGTTGACGACGGCATGAGGACGCTGCTGGTAAATCTGCAAGCGGCCATGGACGCCTTCATCGCCAGCCACCGTGTCCAGAATCCGGCGTGAGCTTGAAGCGGACCTTGCCCGGATTGCCGCTGATGGCTTCTGCGCAGATCCGGCGACGCTCGCGTGGGAGGGGTTGCGGCTGCTCACGCCGCCCGAGCGCATTTCAACTACCGACTGTGCGGCGACCTATCGGCTGATTCCGAATGCCGAAGGCGGCGCCCGCCTTTGGTCGGCAACCATGTTTCCCTACATCAACGGGATTCAGGACGCGGGCGACGATGCGACGATACCGGCCATTGCCGTCGTTGGACCGGCGCGATCGGGCAAGACCATGGCTGCTGAGAACCTGCAGTTCAAGCGCATGAAGTTCGGCCCGGTGGTCGATCTGCTCTGGTATGTTCCGCCGGCGCTGCTTGACGATTATCTCGACACCACGGTTGCCCCGCTGTTCGAACTGCACCCGGACATTGCGGCGAAGGTCGGCACCGGCAAGAGCGACAACAAGCGGGCGTTGAAAAAGCTGTCCGGTAAGTTTCTGCAATGGCTGGCCGCGCAGCCGGCCAAGCTTGTCGGGAAGCAGGCGCCATTCATCGTTGTCGATGAAATCGACATTCTGGCGAAGAAGCTGCGCAGCAACATTCGCCAGCAGGTCGCCTTTCGTCAGCGGGCCTTTGGCAACATGGCGCGGGCCTATTTCTGCTCGCATCCAGATGCCGGTTGGACCGACGGAATCGCCTCGATCTGGTCGGAAGGCACGCGCGGGGTCTGGTTTTGGCCCTGCCCGCATTGCAACCATTGGTCCTCGCCCTGCCCTACTGCCGATTGGCGGATGCGGCTCGATTTCGAAAGGCCGAAGGGAATGGCCGACGACGAATTGCTCGATCACGTCGAGCGCACCGCCGGTCTGGTTTGCCCGCATTGCGGCGCGGTCATCACCAATGACCACAAGGCCGCGATGAACGCCGCGGGCAAGTGGGTTCACAAGGGCGAGACGATCGCGCTCGACGGCACCGTGACCGGCAAGCCGTTTGCCAACGCGACGACGACGTTCTGGATTCACGGCACGATGTCGCCGCTGGTCACATGGGGCGCGCTGGCAAAGGAACTGGTCGGCGCGCGATTGCATTTCGAGCGCACCGGCAAGTCGGAACGATTGCGCGAAGTAACCGCCAAGTCGCTTGGCGAGGTCTATGAGGGGCCGTCTGGCCGCCGGGTGGATCTGAAGCAGTTGACGGACCGCATGAAGGCTGGCGATGAGGAATCGCCGGGCCGCTATGTGCTCGGGACCGTGCCGCCGCGCGTGCTGTTCATCACCGCCAGCGTCGATGTCGGCGGCAACAAGTTTGACGTGGCTTGGATAGGCTGGGGCTTGAACGGCGAGTCATGGCTCATCGATCGGCAAACGCTGGTCGCCGCGCCGAACGGGGCAAAGCTGCAACCGCCGCTGATTCAGGATCATTGGAACGTGCTCAAAAGCCAAGTGCTGCAACGGCGCTTCCCGATCGTCGGGCGGCCGGGTTGGACGCTGGGCGTTGCGATCATGACCTATGACACCAACGGCGCACCGGGGACCACGGCGAAAGCCAAGGAGTTCGCTCGCCGGATGAAGCTGGACCCGGCATCGGGCGAGAACGGCTATCGGGTGCGACCGATCTACGGCGACCGCAAAGCGACCGCGCCGGAAATTGGCACGCCGAAACAACTGGACCGCACCGATGACGGCAAGCCGCTTTTGCCGCCGATTCATGTGACGGCGCTGGGCGTGTTCGAATTGAAAAAGACCGTGCTCGACCGCATGGCCATCGACGCGCCGGGGCCGGGCTACATGCACTTTCCGGCGGATTGTCCGCCATCGGTTGCCGACGAATTGCTCAACGAGCCGCTGATCGATGACGAGTTTGTCCGCCGCGGCCCGAACGAAACGCTCGACCTTTACGCCTATGGCGAAGCGGCCCGGCTGATGCTGAAGCCGGATCGCACGGAAATCGACTGGAATCGCCCGCCACCTTGGGCGCGTCCCGAACAACAGATTGTTGCGCAAGCCGCAACGGCGGCGCCGGCAGCGCCTCCGCTCAGCCCCGAGCAGGAGAAAGCGCGCCGGCGCCGCGAACTCTTGGAAAGGATTGCTCGATAATGGCCGATCTGGCGACATTGCAAACCCGGCTGAGCGAGGCCGAAGCGGCGCGTCATGCGCTGCTGACCGGCGCTCGCGTGCAGGTCGTGGCGCGCGACGGCCGCCGGGTTGAATACACGCCTGCGGCGAACAGCATGGCGCAGCTTGAAGCCTATATCAGCCAGCTTCAGGCGGACATTGCCACGCTCACCGGCACCGCCTCGACGGACTGGCGCTTGAATCGCCGAGCCGGAAAGCCGTTCTTCGCATGAGCATTCCCAAAATGCGTGCCGGATGGATGGCCAGCACCGGCTTTGAAGCAGCATCGCGCACGAGCGTTGAGCTTGGCACCTATCACCCGGCGCAGCGCAGCCCCGATGCCGCGTTGCTGGAATCGCGCGAGAAGGTCGATGACCGCTTGCGGGACCAGGAGCGCAACAACGGACTCGTCTATACCGCCGTCGATCGCTCGCTCGACACGGTGGTTGGCGCCGACATGCGGCCCCAGGTCAAGCCGAACTGGCGCGTGCTTGGCATCGATCAGAAGGTTGCGCGCGACCTGTCGCAGCAGATCGAGGCGCATTGGTCGGTCTATGCCAACGACCCGGACAAGATGCTCGATGCTGGCCGCCGGATGACGTTTGGCCAAATGGGGCGCGTGCTCTACTGGCATTGGCTTGTCGATGGCCGCAACGCCAACATTCCGATGTGGTTGCCGCGGGCCGGCGCCGATTATGGCACGACCTTCATGCTGATCGATCCGCGCCGGCTGTCGAACCCCGATGGCAAGCCGGACAGCAAGACGTTGCGAGGCGGCATCGAGATCGATCGCTACGGCGCCCCGGTTGCCTATCACGTCAAGGAACGCAACCCCGGCGAGATCTTTGCCGAAAGCAATGACTGGCGCTGGACTCGAATCCCGGCTTTCAGCCGCTTTGGCCGCCGCCGCTTCATTCACGGCTTCGCTCAGCGCCAGGCCGAACAGACACAGGGCCGCTCGCCGCTTCTTGCCGTGATGAAGAAGGGCAAGATGTTCGAGAAGCGCGACGATCTCGAACTGCAGGCCGCCGCGCACTTGGCGAGCATGGGAACCTACATCAAGAGCGAAGTCCCGAGCGACGTTCTGTTCCGCATGTTGGGCGAAGCGCCCACCGGATCGGAAGCGTTGCCCGCCGAAATGGTGGCCAACTTCATGGAGTTCGCCCGCGATTACTATGCCAAGACGGCTTACACGATTAACGGTATTTCGGTGCCGCACCTGTTGCCGAACGAGGAAATCGGCACGGTCGAATCCGATCGCGCCGGTGCCGATTTTGTCGCCAGCCAACAGCAATGGATGCGCTATTTCGGTTGGGCGCTCGGGATGCCTTACGAGCAGATCAGCGGCGATTTCAGCAAGAGCGCCTATGTCGGGATGCAAGCCGCCTTCAACGAGGCGTGGAAGCACACGATGGCCGACCGCACGATCTTTGCCGATCAGTCGTTGACGCCGATGTTCGACCTTTGGCTTGAGGAAGCCGTTGACGACGGGCACATCATCTTGCCGGCCGGCATCGGCGACTATCGCGCTTGCCGCAAGGCTCTGCTCGACGGTTTGACCTGGATCGGGCCGGGCCGCGGCACGGTGGACCCGCTCAAGACGGCGAACGCCAAGCGCGTGAATCTGGAAACCGGAATCGAGACGCTTGAACAGCAGTTGGCTGAGCAGGGCATCGATCCCGAAGATCACATTGCGCAGCTTGCCCGCGAGGAAGAATTGCGCCGCGACAACAAAATCCCGTCGGTGTTCAAGAACGCCGCTCCGATGGCCGACCCGAACGCGCCCGAAGCGCCGGCCGAACCCGGCTATGAACCTGCAGGAGCGCCGGCATGACGATTCCCTATCCGCTGCTCGCGGCTCGCCTGTTCGACACGCCGTTGTTGGCGCACCCGGCGAAGGCCCGGCAGGTTGCCCGCGTGCTGACCGCCCGCCAGCGCCAGCGCGCCGACACCGAAGGCGTCGCCATCGTTGAGCAAAAGGTCAACGCCTGGGGCGAAGTCAGCATGTCGGTGCTGACCGAAACGGGCGAGGTCCGCGCCTATAGCGAGCCTTATCGGGTCATCAACGGCGCGGCCGTCATGCCGATTGTCGGGTCGCTGATTCACAACAGCGGTCTCATGGACGCGGACTCGGGCAACGTCGGCTATGACGGAATCACCGCCCGGCTTCGCCTCGCTATGGCAGATCCGATGGTCAAGGGCATTTGGGTGCCGATCGATAGCTATGGCGGCGAAGTCAGTGGGTGCTTCGATTGCGCCGCTGAGTTTCGCGCCAACCGGGAAGCGAGCGGCGGCAAGCCAATCTGGTTCTGTGTCAACGAGAGCGCCTATAGCGCCGCCTATGCTATCGCATCGCAAGGCGACGTGGTGGTTGCCCCGCGCACCGCCGGCGCCGGGAGCATCGGCGTTGTGATGATGCACGCCGACTATTCGGAAATGCTCAAGGAAGAAGGCGTCAAGGTCACGCTGATCCATGCCGGCGAGCACAAGGTTGACGGCAACCCTTATGAGGCGCTGAGCGACGACACCTATAACGAATGGCTGGCAAGCTGCGAAAGCATCCGGCGGCTGTTTGCCGAAACGGTTGCGGCCGGGCGCGGGATCAGCGCCGCCGCGGCCCTTGCCACCGAAGCGCGGTGTTACGACGCGCCCGATGCGAAGCGCCTTGGCCTGGTCGACTCCGTCGTGAGCGCCAAAGACGGCTTTGCAGCATTTACCGAGCATTTGCGCGGCCGATAAGCCGCACCACCACCAAGGAGAGAATTGATGAGCGACCGACTGAAGGTGCTGTCGGCCACTGTGCTGACCGCGCTGGGCTTCCCGCCCGCGCCCGATGCCAGCGCCGCCCCCGCCGCCGATACCGGCGCCCCGGCGGCCGGCTATGACGAGGACGAGGACGACATGGACCCCAAGACGGGCAAGAAGAAGCCGAAGCCGGTCGAAGGCGACGCAGATGCGGACGCCGCGGCCGCCGCCAGCGATGACGCTGCCCTCGCCACTGCCATGACCGAAACCGCCAGTGCCGCCGCCGCCGCCGCCACCAAGGCCGCAAACGCGCGCTGGGCTGCTGTGCTCGGCCACGATGACGCCAAGGGCCGCACCGCACAGGCGGTTGCGCTGCTGGACAGCACCGAAATGAGCGCGGACGCGATAATCGGCAAACTGGCCGGCTTCCCCAAGG